GAAGACATGCCGGTCAAGGCCGCCAGCTCGCTGTCGGTCGCCTTCGGCAACTTCAAGCGCGGCTACACCGTGGTGGATCGCGTCGGCACCCGCATGCTGCGCGACCCCTACACCAACAAGCCCTACGTCGGCTTCTACACCACCAAGCGCCTCGGCGGCGGCGTGGTTAACTCCGAAGCCATCAAGCTGGTGAAGTTCGCGGTCGCGTAAGCCATCCTTCAGCGCAGCGATCGGGGCGGTCTTCGGGCCGCCCCGTTTTTTTGGAGAGAGCCATGTCAGAAAAGAAAATCACCCTCAAGGTCGTCAAGGATTTCCGCTTCGCCCACGGCGGCCACCGCGTCGTCGAGTACAAGAAGGGCGAGATCGTTGAAGTCGACGCCGACTGCGCCGAAGTCGCCCTCGAAGAGAAGTGGGCCGAGAAGTCCAAGGCCGCCGCTCCCGAGAACAAGGACGCCGGCGCCGCTCCCGAGAACAAGTAATACCGCCCCCTAGGAGTCCCCCAATGACCCACCTCCTCAAATCCCTGCGGCTTTTCGCCGCGCTGCTCTTCGCCGTCGTCGCGCTGCCGGCCCACGCCGGCGCGCTCACCGACTTCGCCGAAAACAAGATCGTCGACGCGCTGATCCGCGGCCAGGCCATCGGCGCGCCTGCCACCTGGTACGTCGCCCTCTACACTGCCTGCCCGACGGACAGCACGGCCGGCACCGAGGTCACCGGCGGCAGCTATGCGCGCGTGGCGGTCACCGCCGGCCTCACGCAGTGGGCCGGCACGCAGAGCGCCGGCAGCACCACGGCCAGCTCCGGCACGGGCGGCACCACCAGCAACAACGCCACGATCACATTTCCAGCGCCGACGGCCAACTGGGGGACCGTCACCTGCTGGGGCCTGACCGACGCCTCCACTGCGGGGAACATCTGGGTCTTCTCCGCGCTGACGGTGAACAAGACCATCAACAACGGCGACGCCGCGCCTTCGTTCGCTGCGGCTGCGGCGACGTTCCAGATCGACAACTAAGTCTCGATGCTCCTCCTCGCCAGCACCGCCGACCTGCTGCGGATCGTCACCTCGGCGGCCGTCACCGTCGACGTGCACGCCTCATGGGTCGACCTGAACGGCTCGACCGTCACGCCGGGGCGTGCCAACACGGCCATCAGCACCGCCGCGACCACCACCGTCGTCCCCTCGCCGGCCGCCAGCACTTACCGCACCGTCAAGTCGCTCACGGTGAGGAACCGCCACGCCACCACCGCGCAGGACGTGACGGTCAACCATACCGACGGGACAACCTCGGCCGAGCTGATCAAGGTCACCCTGGCCGCCGGCGAGTGCCTGCACTACCACGAAGCCGCCGGCTTTTGGATCTCAGATGCCTTCGGCCGCGTCAAGACCAATATCAACAACAACGGCAGCGGCGCGGCGGTCAATGCGCTCAATCTGGTGGTACTGGCCAGCGACGTGACGAACAACAACGCTGTGGCGAACACCATTGCCGATGTCACCGGACTATCATTCTCGGTGACCGCCGGTGAGACTTACCATTTCGAGTTCTTCATCCCATATACCTCTGCCGCGACAACGACGGGATCACGCTGGTCGGTTTCAGGGCCGGGTTCTCCGACGATGTTGAATTACACCAGCCAATACACGCTGACGGCGACCACGCTGACTAGCAACTACGCCACCGCCTACGACATCCCGGCCGCGTCGAACGCATCGAGCCTGACAGCCGGAAACATTGCATGGCTTGCTGGCATCATCAAACCGAGCGCGAACGGCACGGTGATCGCGCGCTTTGCCAGCGAGGTGGCATCGAGCGCCATCGTCGCCAAGGCCGGCGCGCTGCTCAAGTGGTACAGGACACTGTGACGCCATGATCGGCTTCTTCGACCTCAACGCCCTGCCGGAAGGCTGGTTCGCGCCAGAGCTGCAGCCGGCCGGCTGGTTCGACGAGGATCTGCTCGATGCGGCTGGCGGCGGAGGCGCGGCCGCGCTCGAAGGCGCCGCCCAGGCGCAAGCCAGCGCCTCCGCCGCGCTCACCACGCTGATCCAGCTCCTCGGCGCGGCTGGCGCCCAGGCCACCGCCACCGGCGCACTCACAGCGCAGATCCGCCTGGTCGGCGCCGCCGTATCCCAGGCACTGACTTCTGCCGGACTCACGACGGGCATCCCGCTGCTGGGCGCGGCCTCGGCCCAGGCGCTCGCCACGGCCGGGCTGACGGCGCAGATCCGGCTCGCCGGCGTCGCGCTGGCGCAGGCTTCCGCCACCGGCGCGCTGACCACGCCGATCCCGCTCGATGGCGCCGCCTTGGCCGTGTCCAGCGCCGGCGGCGCACTCACTGCGCAGATCCGCCTCGCAGGCGCCGCACTGGCGGCTGTGGCTGCCGCTGCAGGGCTGACAACGGGCATCCCGCTGGACGGCAACGCCCAGGGCCAGGCCGATGCCGCTGGTGCCTTGACGACGGGCATTCCGCTGGTCGGTGGCGCCGTCGCCCAAGCCACGGCATCCGCCACGCTCCTGGCCGAGTTCGGCCTCGCCGGCGAGGCCGGCGCCGTGGCGATCGCCACCGGCAGCCTGACGGCGCAGATCCGCATCGAGGGCGCCGCCCTGGCGCAGGCCCTCGCCGCCGGCAGCCTGACGACCGAGATCCCGCTGGCCGGCGCCGCGATCGTGGCTGCATCGAGCACCGCCGCCCTGCGCGCCGGTCGCAGCGCGCCGCCCGGCCCGGGCGCCCCGTCGCGGCGCACCGAGACGGCCCGTCCGGTCAATGTTCAGACCGCCGGCCGCCCGCTGCAGACGTCTGCAACGCACCGCCCCTTCGGCGCGAGCGGATCGCGCCCGCGCCAACTGCACTGAGGGAACCATGAGCCTGAAACTCATCACGCCGCCCGCCGCCGAGCCGGTCACGCTGATCGAGGCCAAAGCGCACCTGCGCGTCAGCATCAGCGACGACGACACCCTGATCGGCATGCTGATCAAGGCCGCGCGCGAGGCCTGCGAGCACGAACTCGGCCGCGCCCTGATCACGCAGACCTGGGAGTTGGCGCTCGATGTTTTCCCGGAAGGGTTCCGCCTCCCGTATCCGTCGGTGCAGAGTGTGGCGAGCGTCAAGTATGTCGACCCCGACGGCACCCTGCAGACCCTGGCCGACACCGAATACGCGCTGGATAACCACAGCGAGCCGGCTTACCTGGTGCCGGCTTATGGCAAGGCCTGGCCGGCCACCCGCGCCGAGCCGAACGCCGTGCGCGTGCAATACCTCGCCGGATTCGGCGACGCCGGCACCGACGTGCCGGAAGTCCTTCGCCAGTGGATCCTGCTGCAGGCGGCGCACTGGTACGGCAGCCGCGAAGCGGCCAGCGCGACGCGGCTCGAAAAGACGCCCTACGTCGACAGCTTGCTCGACCGCTACCGGGTGTACTTGTTCGCATGATCGCCGCCGGCAGCCTCAACCAGCGCGTCACCCTGCAGCAGAAGAGCGTAACGCGCAACGCCATCGGCGAGGAGGTCGTCACGTGGCCGGATGTGGCGACGGTGTGGGCCGAAGCCTGGCCGCTGCGCGGCCGGGAGTTCTTCCAGGCCCAGCAAACACAGTACGCCGCCGACGTGCGCTTTCGCCTGCGCTACCGTGCCGACGTGCAGGCCGCCAACTGGCGCGTTGTGTGGAACAGCGAGCCCTACGACATCGTGTCGTTGATCGACGTGGCGGCGCGGCGCGAAACGACCGAGATCCTGGCGGTGCACGGAGTGCGCGATGGCCGATGATTTTGAAGTAAGGCTCGCTGGCGTCGACGAGCTGAAAGCCGCCCTACGCGGCCTGCCGGAGAAGTTGCGAAAGCGCGTGTTGCTGGGCGCCCTGCGCAAGGCGGCGCGTGCGATATCGAGCGAGGCAAAAACCTTGGCGCCGGTCTTGAAAGTGGCAAAGTCCGGCCGCACGCCGGGCACGGTGCGCAAGCGCATCGCCGTGCGCGCGTCGAAGTTCGCCCGCCAGGCGGGTGATGTTGGCGTGTTCGTCGGGGTCAAGCCGTTGCGCGGCGGGGCCGATGCGCGGCGCTACGGAAAGGCCGGCGCGAAGAACCCGCACGATCCGTTCTATTGGCGTTTCGTGGAGTTCGGCACGAAGAAAATGGCGGGGCGTCCCTTCCTGGCGCCGGCCGCGAAAAGCAAGGGCGACGCTGCCATCGCCACCTTCCTGCGGGAAGTCGTGCCGCAGATCCAGAAACTCAACCGGAAAGACACATGAGCGCGAAAAGCGAGCTTTACGACGCGCTGAATGCCGATGCCGCGTTGGCGGCGCTGGTGGAGGAGCGCATCTATCCGGACGCCGTACCGCAGGGCGTGGCGCTGCCGGCGGTCGTCTATACCGCGCAAGCCTTTCCGGAATACGGCCTCGACAGCAGCGTGCTTGCCGAGCGCACGGCGTTCACCATCGGCTGCTGGGGCGCGACGCGCGCGAGCGCGGACGCCGTCGCCGCAGCGGTGAAGGCGGTGCTGGCTGGCCTGGACCTGACGCCGGCCGGCCCGCAGGACGCCTACGACCCCGAAGTGGGGGCGTATTCATCGACGCTGGAAGTCGACTTCTGGACCTGACAGGAAAAGTTTTCAACCCGGCCCCGCCATCGTGCGGGGCTTTTTTTTAGGAGCTCACCATGGGCAACGCACTTATCGGCCGCAATGTTCGGGTCGAGATCAGCAAGACCGAAGGCACGCCGAAAACCGTCACCGCCGTCACCCAGGCCAATCCTGGCGTGGCGTCTTCCACCGCGCACGGTCAGGCCGATGGCGCCGTTGGCTACCTTGACGGCGTCACCGGCATGGTCCAGCTGGATGGCCAGGCGGCGCGCGTCAATTCTCCGGTGACCGACAGCTTCCAGCTGGAGAACATCAATACGACGAACTACCCGGCCTTCACCGCCGGCACGTTCGTCCCGATCACCGCCTGGTCGACGCTGGCGCGGTCGAGCAGCTATTCGATCGGCGGCGGCGAGGGCGACAAGCTCGACAACACCGTCCTGCTCAACGTCCTCAAGCAGGAAGAGAACGGCCTGCTCGCCGCGCAGACCGTCAATTTCGGCCTCAAGCTGGAAACGGTCGACGACGAGGCCCTTGGATTGATCACCGATGCCGCGCTGAACCAGAGCCTCCTGGTCTTTCGCATCACCCTGTCGGACGGCGCGCAGCGCGTCTTCCGCGGCCAGCCCTCGCTGCCCGGCGAAGACGTGCAGCAG